CAGCAAGAACCCACCGCAGAAGAAGCGGCTCTTGTAAAGAGAGAATGGTGGAATAGGTGGACTAAAGAAGAGCCTCCGTCATGTGAATATATTATCATGTCACTTGACGCTGCGGCAGAGAAACACAACAGAGCTGACTATACGGCATTGACTACATGGGGAGTTTTTCTTAACGAAGATATTGACGCGTATAATATTATATTGCTAAATAGCATAAAAAAACGTATAGAGTTCCCAGAGCTAAAAGAATTAGCGATGGAAGAATATGCAGAATGGGATCCAGATGCGTTCATAGTGGAGAAGAAAAGTTCAGGTACTGCGCTTTACCAAGAAATGAGACGAATGGGATTGCCCGTACAAGAATACACACCACATAGAGGGTCAGGCGACAAGTTAGCAAGATTAAACTCCGTATCTGATATTGTAGCCTCGGGGTTATGTTGGGTTCCAGATACACGCTGGGGGGAAGAAGTTATAGAAGAGATTGCAGGATTCCCATTTATGAGTCATGATGACTTGGTTGACTCAACTGTTATGGCATTAATGCGATTTAGACAGGGTGGCTTTATAAGATTACCTAGTGACGAACCAGAAGAGACTAGATACTTTAAACGTAGAGGAAGTGGATTTTACTAATGGCAATAGAAAAAGGGTTAAACCCTGCTCCAATGGGTATAGAAGAAGAGATTTTAGAAGTAGGCGAAATGCCTAAAGCTGATCTTGAGATTGAAATCGTAAACCCCGACATGGTCACACTAGATGATGGTAGCGTAGAGGTTACTATAATTCCTGGAGGAGACACTGAAAAGGGTGGGTTTAACGCCAACATTGCCGAAGAGATGGAAGAAGACGAATTATCTATGCTGGCTGATGATCTCATTGATTTAGTAGACAGTGACTTTGATAGTCGTAAAGACTGGGCAGACACATTTGTTAAAGGATTAGATGTTCTAGGGTTTAAGTACGAAGAACGTACAGAACCTTGGGAAGGAGCTTGTGGAGTATACTCAACAGTACTTGCAGAAGCCGCTATAAGATTCCAAGCTGAAACTATGAGTGAGACATTTCCTGCAGCAGGACCTGTCAGAATTAAAGTACTTGGAGAAGAGACAAAAGAAAAAGACGAAGCCGCAGCCCGTGTTAAGGCTGACATGAACTACGAGTTAACTGAGAACATGGTCGAGTATAGACCCGAGCATGAACGATTACTTTATAGTTTAGGTTTAGCAGGTTCGTCGTTTAAAAAAGTTTATTATGATCCTAACTTAGGCAGACAGGTTGCCCTGTATATACCTGCCGAGGACGTGGTAGTACCTTATGGCGCTTCGCACATAGAGACAGCAGAACGTGTTACACACGTAATGCGTAAAACTAAGAATGAAATGAAGAAACTACAGGCAAACAAGTTTTATCGTGACATAGACTTAGGAGAACCACAGGCGTTTCATACTGATATAGAAGAACGTAAAGCCGAAGAAGGTGGTTATTCTCTTACTGATGATGACAGACACAGTATATATGAAGTGCACGCTGATCTTGTTATTGAAGGTATCGACGATTCAGACGATGAAATTGCTAAGCCATACGTTGTTAGTATCGAGCGTGGTTCTAACGAAGTGTTATCTATTCGTAGAAACTGGAACCCCGATGACGAACTTAAATTAAAAAGACAACACTTTGTACACTATGTGTACGTCCCAGGTTTTGGGTTTTACGGGTTAGGACTTATACACATAATAGGTGGATACGCTCGTGCGGGTACATCCTTAATACGTCAGCTCGTGGATGCAGGCACATTGTCCAATCTCCCTGGCGGGCTAAAATCTCGCGGACTGCGTATTAAGGGTGACGACACCCCTATAGAACCTGGAGAATTTAAAGATGTTGACGTACCAAGTGGTAGTATACGTGACAACATTATGCCACTCCCATATAAGGAACCTAGTCAAACTCTACTAGCTTTGCTTAATCAGATTACTACAGAAGGCCGAAGACTAGGCGCAATTAGCGATATGAACATCTCAGACATGTCAGCTAATGCTCCAGTTGGCACAACGCTGGCACTCCTTGAGCGGACTCTAAAGCCTATGGCTGCGGTACAAGCTCGCGTTCACTATGCTATGAAACAAGAGTTTAAACTCCTCAAAGTTTTATTAGCAGAATACGCGCCAGCGGAGTATTCATATCAACCTCTAAGAGGTGAGGTTGGTGCTAGACAATCTGATTACGGAATGGTTGAAGTTATACCTGTAAGTGATCCTAACAGTTCCACTATGGCGCAAAGAGTTGTGCAATATCAGGCTGTGTTACAAATGTCTAGTCAAGCACCGCAGATATATGACTTACCGCAGTTGCACAGGCAGATGATTGAAGTACTAGGCGTAAAGAACGCAGACAAACTTGTTCCTATAAAAGAAGACATGAAGCCTGCGGATCCAGTCAGTGAGAACATGAACGCACTGGTTGGTAAACCTATGAAGGCTTTTATATACCAAGACCACGACGCTCACATACAAACTCACATGTCCTTTATGAAAGATCCAGCAATAGCTCAAATGATAGGGCAGAATCCACAAGCTCAATCAATAATGGCTGCTTTACAAGCGCATATAGCAGAGCATCTAGGATTTAATTATCGTAAACAGATAGAAGAGCGTTTAGGCGTACCTCTACCTGCACCTAATGCAGAGTTATCTGAAGAGGTAGAAGTAGAATTAGCTTCTGTTGTAGCTGAAGCAGGTAAACAACTTACTCAAGCGCATGAGCAACAAGCTGCACAACAACAAGCGCAGCAAAAAGCTCAAGATCCTGTTATGCAGATGCAACAAGCAGAACTTCAGTTAAAAGGTCAAGAAGTTCAACGTAAAATGAAGAAAGACGCAGACGACTTAGCGGTTAAGAAAGCAGAGCTACAGTTGAAAGCGGCTAAAGAAAAAGAACAGCTTAAAATTAACAAAGCTGAGATAATGATAAGTGCTCAAAAAGAAAACGTTAAGCTATCGAATGATAAGCAAGACAAAACAGATAAACGTAATCTTGAAATACTTAAAACTATGAAATAAAGGATAATTATGGCTAAAACCGTCTTTGACGTGCTCATACAACAAATAGAAGAACAGAAGTTATCTTCAACACAATTCCTTGTAACTGGAGGTCCAAAAGACTTTTCCCAGTATAAGGAAGTCACTGGCTTGATACGGGGTCTCGAGGTCAGTAAGCAATTAATAGAAGACCTCTCGCGCAACCAAATGGAAGATGATGATGATGACTGAAACAGCAAAAGATCAGCCAGTGCTAACTGATGATGAAATAGAAGCACAACTCCCTAAACCTGTAGGCTATCGAGTACTAGTAGCGTTACCTAAAATTGAAGATACATTTGAAGGTACTAACGTGTTAAAGACCGAAACAGCCAAAAGGCACGATCATATAATGTCAATCATGGGATTAGTAGTAGATATGGGTGACGAAGCCTATAGCGATGCTGATAGATTCCCAACAGGAGCTTGGTGTGAGCCAGGTGATTATGTTATGTTCCGTGCTAATACAGGTACAAGATTCACTGTCAATGGGTTAGAATATCGTTTAATGAACGATGATTCGATAGAAGCTACTATAGCTGATCCCACTGGCATACAAAGAGCGGTATAGGGAGAAGAAAATGGCGTTTGAAAAAGTAGAATATCAGTTTCCTGATGAAGCAGAAAACAAAAACATTGAAGTAGAATCTTCTAGTGCAGTAGAGATAGATATATCTGGAAAGGCAACAAAAGATGAATATAACAAAACTAAGGCTAAAACTACGGGTGCAGAGGATAATGATGCAGATTCGTATGACATTGAAGTTGTTGACGATACACCAAAAGCTGACCGAGGTCGCAAAACGTCTGAAGCTCCAGCTGAAATTACTGATGAAGAACTTGAAGATTATTCTGACAAGGTCAAAAACAGAATCAAGCATTTTAGTAAAGGCTACCACGACGAAAGGCGAGCGAAAGAAACGGCCTTACGTGAAAGGCAAGAGCTCGAAAAGTTAAC